GTCCACACGACCCGAACCCCGAAGACATCTCGCACGCCGCCGTGGAGTCTGCTACCGCCGCCTAACCGATAGGCGCAGCGTGAAGCGCGTCGCCCTCGGAGTAGCCCTCCTCGCCGTCGCTCTCGCCTTCGGGCTCACCCGCGCGATGGCGGCGCCCGATGCCGTCGCCTGCTCGACCACCAACTACGCCGACTGGGGGCCGGTATACGAGGCCGGCGAGTGCGAGGTGGGAACGACCATCACCGTCACGAACGGCCAGTGGAACTGCACCGCGCCTCTCTCGTCCTACGGCGCGCTTCCGATTCGCGTCCAGCAGACCTTCTCCGATCCGCAGGCGGTCGGCTCCATCGGAGTCTCGATTCAGAACGGCTGCGTGGGTGACGGAACGCCTGCCATCGACCTGATCGTGGAGCAGAACTGCGTGGACGACGGGCGTATCTCCGACCCGTTCAAAACGCGCATGTCTCCCGGCCCGCAGGACGTAGACGTGACCGGCATCCTGTGCGCTTCGGGGCCCGCCGCGACGCCCGGAGCGGGCGATCACCAGGACTGCATCCAACTCCAGGGTGGAACTGGCACAGATTTTGTGAACGTGCGCGGCTGCGCAAGCGAGAACTTCGAGGCGGCGAACACGCAGGGCGCCGGCGGCGCCGTGTTCTGGAGCCTCAACGACTCGCAGGCGAACGTCCTCGGCGGGCAGTACGCGGGCTGCAATCACGCGCTCTACCCGCACCCGAACGAGGTGGGTCCGGGGATGAACGCCTCGCACGTCATCGACGCCGCCTTCCGCACGATGGGCCCGTCGAAGGCGGACTCCCCGTGGTGCGCGACCTTCAACCAGTCGCCTGCCTGCGCGGGGGCCCTCTCCGAACTCGCGGAGGTTACGAACGTCTCTTGCCAGCGGTGGACGAACGGCCAGTGGGTCGAGTCGGGGAACCCGACCTCTCCGCCCCCGCCTCCGCCTCCGCCTCCGCCGCCACCACCCCCGCCTGATCCGCCCCCGCCTCCTCCCCCGCCCCCACCGGACCCACCGCCACCACCGCCACCGCCCTACGCTCCCGCCTGCGAGCCGACGTGCGACGAGCAGATCGCGGACCTCCAGGCCGAGATCAACGTCTTTGAGCAGGAGATCGCCGCGCTACAGGCCGAGCGCATGGAGTTGATCCTGCGCGTCGACCAGCTCGAGTCGGAGGTCAACCTGCTCGACCAGGAGCTCTCCGCTTCGCAGGCGCAGGTGACGGCGCTGCAAGGGCAGATCGCCGCCCTCCAGGACCAGCTCTCGGCCAAGGACGCCGTGATCGCGGCGCTCCGCGACCGGCTCGCGCAGATCCACGCACTCTCGGCACCGGAGTAGCTCGTGCCTCTCGCGCTCCCGTTCCCAGACTTCGCGCCCTGGCAGTCGAACCTACCGGCGACTCCCTCCGACACCGCTCCCGGAACCGTCGTTCAGGCGTCCGGCTCTGCTCACACAAAGGGTAACTGGACGACGCTGATCGATCCCGTGACCTTCGACACGCAACTGATCCAACTCATGTTCTCCGAGGTTGCCCAGGCGGCCACCGATACCGATATGCTGCTCGACCTTGCCATCGCTGACACGGGCGGCGGGAACGAGCAGATCATCTTTCCCGACATGATGGTCGGCTGGCGTCAGTCCGTCACCTCTCGCATGGGAGCGCAGCCGTTCAACATCCCCATGCGGATTCCGGCGGGCAAGGCGCTCCGCGCTCGCTGCCAATCCATCATCGCCTCCGACACGGTGGACGTGAACGTCTGGCTCATGGGTGGCGGGGGTGGAGCCGCCTGGCCCGTGTTCACGGGCTGCGATGCCTACGGGATCAGTTCCTCGGGCGCGTCCACGGGGACAGCGCACACTCCTGGCGCGTCAGGCTCCGAGTCCACGGCCGCAGACATCGGCTCCACGACCTCGAAGCAGTACAAGGGCATCATGATCGGCCTGCACTCCGCGAACACGACCACGACGGCGCGCGGCTACCACTGGGAGTGTCAGATCGACTCGACGACGATCGCGGAGTGGTACGAGCTCGCGAACACGACCGAGGAGATCTTCACCTTCCCGACCTTCCCGTACATGGTGCGGATTCCCTCGGGGAAGCAGCTCCAGGTGCGCGCCGAGTCATCGGGCACGGCCGTCGCTCACGACGTGGCGTTCTACTGCCTCTACTAGGAGACGAGATGGCTTTCTCAGAGATCACCGGCACCGAGGCAGTAGGAACCACTGAGCATTCCCTCGTCTCCGACACGTCATATGACACCGGCGATGCCTCGACAACCGAGGCAATCCTCCAGGTCGTGCTCGACCTCGACGATATGGTCGGCGGCGACCAGCTTCAGATTCGGATCTACGACAAGTGCCGCTCCGGTGACACGCAGCGCGTACTCGAGGAGTGGATCTTCACGGGCGACCAGGGTTCCCGCCTGTGGGCGTCACCGGCCATACATGTGAAGAACGGTTGGGACGTGACGGCCGACGCGCTCGCGGGCACGATCACGGTTCTCTGGTCTTTGCGTCTGGTGACGTAACTTGCACGGCTACTACGACCTGCTGCTACTGGGAGGCGCGCAGCAGCAGGCGGGCGCGGGTGCGTTTGATCTAACTCCCGCGACCGAGACGGATTCAGCGCAAGCGCTGACCTTTACGAAGACGATCTTCGTCACGCTCGGGATCGCGAGCGAGACGGATACGGCGCAAGCCCTCGACGTCGACAAGTCGCTCACGCTTACGACGGCGACGGAGACGGACACCACTCAGGCGCTCGACGTAGACAAAGCGGTGACGCTAGGCGTTGCGTCGGAAACCGATACGGCGCAAGCGCTCACCTTCACGAAGACGATCTTCGTAACGCTTACCACGGCGACGGAGACGGACACGGCGGTGGCCCTCTCGCTCGGTGGCCCGCTCAACCTGTCGCCTGCCAGTGAGACGGACACCGCGCAGGCTCTCACGTTCACGAAGACCATCTTCGTCTCGATCACCGCAGCGACCGAGACGGACGCCGCACAAGCCCTCTCAGCGGCCCATACGCGGACGCTAGGAGTCTCGTCCGAAACGGACGCAGCGGTTGCCCTCACGAAGAGCAAGAACGTCACGCTCGGCGTCGGCGCCACTACCGACGCGGCGGTGGCGCTGAGCGTCACGAAGACGATCTTCATGACCCTCTCCTTCGCCGCCGAGTCTGATACGGCGGTTGCGGTCGACTACAACGCTGGCGAGGCGATCGTGGGCGCGTTCGACTCCCCGACGCCTGCCGGAGGCATCGACCCCGGCTCGCCGGATAGCGGCCACTACAACTCCCCAACTCCTTCCGGAGGCATCGACCTTGGCTCACCGGAGAGTGGTCACTACGACGCTCCGAGCCCTTCGCTAGTGACCGTCTAAGGCCGATAGGCGCAGACGTGACGCAGATCCTCGTCCCGCGCATCCGTACCGCCATCGCCTGCTCGAGCTGCGGCGCTCCCGTGCTCGCTCCGGGCGGCGCAGGCGGGCCGGTCGATTGCGGTGAGTGCGGCAACAGGATGACCGTCGTGAATCTGAAGCCAGCGGGCGAGACGAGCCGCGCGACCTCGGGAGGCTAGATGGCCAACTTCGTGTTCAACATCTCGAAGGGGCGCGGTGTCGAGTTCTACAACCGCGCCGAGAACAACGACCCGACCAACTCCGCGCTCATCCTCGTGCCGCTCTCGGCATCGGGGACCGAGGCGCAGGGACAGGACCTGGACGACCTCGCTGCGGTGGAGGCCGATGCCAACTTCGCAGAGCGCACAACGGGAAGCTGGGTCCGCAAGACACTCGAATCGGCACAGCTCGCGTCGCTTCCGGCGCCCGACGACGGCAACAACCGCTACGACGTGTCGGTTCCCTCGGTGACGTGGACGACGCCGGCCGCGGGCAACAACACGACCGGGCTGCTCGTCTGCTACGACTCGGACACGACGGCGGGCACGGACTCGAACATCCTGCCCGTGACGCATCACGACTTCGCCGTGACGACGGACGGGAACGACGTCGTGCTCAACGCGGGCGTCTTCCTGCGCTGTAGCTGATGCCCAACCTGCTCGCCTGGCACGTCGGCAACAGAAACCCGTCGATCACGGAGACGATCACGGTCGGCGGGGTGGCGTTCGACCTGTCGAGCTCCACCGTGAAGTTCAAGATGCGCGAGCTCGGCTCGAGCACGCTCACGGTGGACACCGCCGCGGTCATCGTCTCGGCCCCGGCGGGCACGGTTCGCTATGACTGGGCGGCGGTCGACGTGGACACGGCGGGCAAGTACCTCGTCTGGTGGGAAGTAACGACCGCTGGCAAGACCCAGGATATGGGCGAGGCGTTCATCGAGATCCTCGCCCACGCCCCCACCTCCCGCGTCTACGTCGAGCTCGAGGATCTGAAGAAGACGATCTCGCTCGACGGGCTCCAGAACTACGACCTGGACGTGGGGGACGTGCTCGACGCCGCCTCACGCAAGGTGGACGAGTTCTGCGATCGGCGCTTCTACCTCGACGTGGACGCGAACCAAGTGCGCTACTACTCGCCCGATGACCCGTACACGCTCAGGATCGACGACATCTCGGTCATCACGACGCTCAAGTCCGACGACGCGGGCGACGGGACGTTCGAGAACACCTGGACGCTGAACACCGACTACGTTCGGGAGCCGCTCAACGCCGCCTCCGACCTCGAGCCGTGGTCGAAGCTGTGCGTGCATCCGAGCGGAGCACACTTCTTCCCGACCGGATTCCCCCGCTCCGTCGAGCTGACGGGGCAGTTCGGCTGGCCAGCGGTGCCCTCGCCCGTGCGGATGGCGACGAAGATGGTGGCGCATCGGTTCCTGAAGCGACTGCGTGAGGCTCCCCACGGCGTCGTCGGCTTCGGCATGGACGGCGCCGTCGTTCGGATGATGTCGATCGACCCCGACGTGGAGGATCTGCTCACGCCCTACTCGCGCAAGGTGCTCGTCGCGTAGTGGCGACCATGCGCGAGCTGCGCGAAGGGCTCGCAACGCGCCTTCGCACCGTCGACGGGCTCGGGCAGGTGTCCGAGTACCAGCTCTCTTCTCCATCGCCTCCCTGCGCGTATCTCACCCCGGTACGCACGAGCAGGATCGCGATGGGGCATCACGGCGTGGCGCCCGTCGAAGTCGTGTTCACGGTGACCGTGCTCGTCGTGGCGGGAGTCGAGGAGGCCGCGCAGGTGAACCTGGACGAGATCGTGGACGCCGGCGCCGTTCCCGCTGCGCTCGAGGCCGATCAGACGCTTGGCGGTGTCGCCTCGAGCGTGTACGTCTCCGGACTCTCGGGCTACGACCCGGTGGTGTACGGGGAGGGGCAAGCGGGCTGGCGCGCGCAGTACGAGGTGCAAGTCATCGCCTGAGCCGATAGGCGCGGCTGAATGGCGGCGCTGACGAAGCAGACCATTGTGCGGACTGGCATCACGCCGTCCTACACGGCCGTCGCGGCGTCCGACACGTTCGTCCCGGACGCCAACTGCTTCATCCACGTGAAGAACGGCGGCGGATCCTCGGACACGTGCGTCGTGCAGGTGCTTGCCGGCGACCCGCCAGGGCTCACGATCTCCGACAACTCCGTCTCGGTCACGAACGGGCAGGAGCGGATGATCGGCCCCTTCCCGCCGCAGTTCTTCGCCGACCCCTCGACGGGCTCCGCGACGGTCACGCACTCGTTCACGACCTCCGTCACGATCGGCGTCTTCACCGTCCAGAACCCGTGAGGCGGTATCGCGTCCTCCTGCCGCTCACCGTCCACACGGAAGACGGCGCCTACGTCCAGGGCGAGACGTTCGAGAAGGAGTTTTCCGAGGCAGAAGAGCGCGAGAACGTGCAGAGCGGCTTGCTCGAGATCGTTCCGCAGACGTACAAGGTGGTCGGCAGCAACGTCGTCCATGAGACGGAGCCAGGGGAGACGTTCGAGCGAGCACTCTTCCTCGGCGAAGAGGCTCTGCTGATCCAGTCCGGCCAGGTAGAGCTTGTGGAGGCTCCGAAGGCCAAGCCGAAGCGCGCCCCCAAAGCCGATAGGGCGTAGCGGATGGCGAGCTTCACCCTCACCGACGCGCACATCATCGTCAACGGCACCGTCCTCTCCGATCATGCGAACGAGGTCGAGGTCAGCGACGACCGCGACCAGGTGGAAAACAGCGCGTTCGGTTCTGCCACCAACCGCTCGTATACGAAGGGCTTGGGCGATGCGAGCATTCGCATCCGCTTCTTCCAGGACTTCGCCCCCTCCAAGACGCACGCTGTCTTGCAGCCCCTCATCGCCTCGGCTACTCCCGTGCAGGTGGAGGTCCGCGCAACGTCCGCGTCGCGCTCTGCGACGAACCCTGCGGCCGTGCTCGCGTCGGCGCTCCTGTTCAGCTATCAAATGCTCAACGGAGCCCTCGGCGAGATGTCCATGACCGAGGCGACCTTCACGAACGCCGGCACCGCCGGCATGACGTACCCGACCGCGTAGGCGCCTGTCATGGCCGCGGGCGCGGTTCAGGTCACCGGGCTCAAGGAAGTAAGGCGCGGACTCCGCAAGATCGACGCCTCCATCGACAAAGAGCTCCGCAGGATGCTCAAGGCTGCGGGCGAGCCCGTCCGGGCCGAGTGGCAGCGGCTGATGTCGAGCGTCAATGCGCGCTCGGCTGCGGGCTACCGCGTCGCCGTCCGCGCGAGGGGCGTGTCGGTGGAGCAGCGCATCAGGCGCACGACGGGCAATCACCCCGAGTACGGGTCGCTTCAGATGCGCCGAGGACTACGCGCCCTGTCGGTCCGGCGAGAGCAAGTCATCGAGCACGTCGAGACAGACGTGCGGGGAGTCATCAAGCGAGCTGGTTTCTGAAGGGAGCTACATGGCCGCGAACGTAGTGATCCAGAACGTCCACCCGGAGCTCGAC